AAAGTCCCCCTGCTTACACGACGGGCCGCTTGGGAACCGCTTCTCGTCCTTGAATGCATCCGGGCCAAGCTTGACCACGAACAGCACGGGAGACAGGAGTTCTTCGTAATGCATGGTCTGCCCAGCTTTCACAAGCCCGGAGTCACCATACTCTTCCTCGATCTCGGGCAGTACACACAGGATGTGGTACGTCACGGGATCAGGTACCTGTCGGGCTTTCTCTTCCGCCGAGGCGTTAAGAATGCCGGACAGGTCAACTGCCGATACATCAAATTCAGTCATCTTCAAACTCTTTCAAACGTCGCACGAGGTCGCCCAGCTCTGACTGTGCGGTCTGGAGACCTCGGATGAATCCGCACAGTTCTCTGTAGTGAGCGAAGTCGCGTGCGCCTCCGTCACCCAGCAGTTCGATGATGTCTTTCTTACGTTGTTCGAGCTTTGAATCAACGTACTCATAGGCTTTTCTGTCCATCAATCTCCTTTAGGCTTTTTCTCAGCCTTTGCTTTGGGTTGGGCAGCCAGGTTGCGCGCGTTGTGAATGGCTTGCGCAGCGTTGAGGTTGGCGCTCCTCTCCGCGTGGTCCATCTTCTGCGCGTGCACCTGCCCGCCGTGTGCCAGCTGTTGCTGGGCTTGTTGTTGCTGCATGGCTTGCTGTTGAGCCTGCTGCTGTTGAGCCGCTTGTGCCTTCATGGCAGAAATCTGCTGGTCCAGCTTCATGCGGGACACCTCAAGCGCGTGAATCTCCTGGGCTTGCAACAGTTCTTGCTGCACGCGCATGGCGGCCATTTCTGGGTCTTCGCCAGTCTTGGCAGCGCCTTCGCGCGCCTTGAGTGCCAGCTCTTCCGACTTGAGCTGCAAGTCGCCCAGAACCTTGAGCTGTTTGGTGTCGGCTTCCTGTTCCTTGATCTCCAACTCTTTCATCTGCATCTGGACCATGGGGTCCTGCAGTGCCTGCTGGGCCTGTTGCTGCTGCGCCTGGCCTTTGCTTTGAGCCAGCACTTGCTGTGCGGCCTTGGCCACCATGCGCGACAGACCAACTTCCAGCTCTTCCGGCATTTCCTCGTCCGGCTTGGGCATGGGCAGACCCAGCTGATCTTCGACCTTTTTGCGGTACGCAAACGCCAAGTGCTCAGCGATGTGGGACTGAATGGCAGCTTGCATGGCTTGAGCCTGAGGGTTCTGGCCAATCTGCTGCATCATCAGCGGGTCCTGCATCATGGCTGTGTGGACAGCGATGTGCGCGTCGTGGTCTTGGTAAATGAACGCCTTGGTGGGCTTGCCAGTCAGGAAAGACATGTTCTCCGACACAGGGTCGCGCGGCTTCATGTCGTCCTCGATCGGCACCAGCTTGTCAGCGTTCTTGATGCCCAGCACCTCAATCATCTGGCGGTGCAACACGGGCAGGTCATAAATCTGCGGTGCGCCCTGGGCCAGCTGAATCACAGCTTGGTACTGCATGATCCGCTGCGCCATGGTGGCGCTGTTGGGGTCAGACACCGGGATCACGTCCACCGAGTCATAGTCCGCCTGCTTGGCCATGCGGTCGCCGCTGGCGGGGTCGAACTCATACTCTTTGGGAGCGTAGTCGCGGATGATGCCTTTGAGGAGCTTGAACTCCTGCTTCATGCTGTAGTGCACGCGCGCCTGCACGGCAGACATGGTCTTGAGCTGTCGCTCCAGCAGGGCCAGCGTGGTACCCACCGGGGCATTCGCGCTCATGTCCGACACGTTCATGTCGGCGATCGAGCCCAGGCGGCGTGCCTCTTCGGTGATTTTGTCCAGCAGCCCGGCCAGCACTTGGCTTGGCTCTTTGTACGGCAGCGCCATGATGTTGTCTTTGATCGAGCCGCTAGGCACGTCAACATCGCGGAACTCTCCGGGGGCGATCGGGGTGTCGTCACCCTTCACGCGCAGGCCACGGGCCTTCAGTCCTCCGGGAAGGTTAGACAGAGTGCCAGCATCAATAAGCTGGCGAATAAGCGAAGTGCCAGCTCTTGCGTATCCACCGATAAGATGGATGTAGCCAAAACCGTAAGCGCCAAAACCTGGAACATAGTCGTACTGTACAAAGTGTTGCCGCTTGAGCTTCTTGGGATCATCTTCTTCCCAGTTGCGGCGGATAGACAGGACCTTGTTGGTGCCCTTGTCGATGGTGATGACGTACGGACGGGCAATCTCGTCAGGGTCTTCGTAGCCCGGCAGATCATAGTCCAGGTGAATTTCGTAGATGTGGTACCGGTCGTCATCGGTCAGGGAGTAGCCTTGGTCTTCGGCTTTTTTCTTCTCGATGTCGGTGGTGAGCGTCATGGGCTCGCCAAGGTCTGCGTCTACGTAGAACCCAGCGACCTGCAGCTTGCGGATGTCGTTCTTGGTCTTGCGCATCAGGTGCGCAACGCGCTCTGAGCTGCGGACGTTGGCCGCGCCGTACGGCATGATGAGCTCTTCAGCCGGCACGAAGATGGCGGTCTGACGCTCCAAGCTGGGATCGTAGTACACCTTCTTAAATGCAGCGCCGGCCAGGCCCAGGTTGAACAGCATGCGCTCGTGCTCGGGGCGATACTCAGACATCACCTCGGTGAGCTGGTAGTTCATGTCGTCCCGAACACGCTCGGCCGCTTCCGTCTTAAGACGATCAATTGCACCAACAATCTCCGTCTTGACCGGACCTGCTGCGGGAAACGTTTCAATAATCGTCTCGCTTTGGAACCGAACAGCGGCCTCGGTGAGGAGCGTCGAAAACACACCACATGCCCCGTTCCACGGTTCCGTACGTTCCTCATACTTCATCCCCAGGACCTCAAGGCCCTTCACATACATCTCTACCCAGTCTTTGCGAGACGTGATGTCCGCCTCGACCAATTCCATGATGTCAGAGCCAATCTTTTGCAGCTCGCCCTCGTCCATGTACTCAGCCAGGTTGGCGTCGAACGGCTCCAGCTCTACCTCTGCCCCGCCGGGCTCAAGATCAATCTCCATCCCACCCATGCCAATATGCACGGCTTCAGGGTCCTCGATCTCGATTTCAAGTGCGGGCCCCTGGTCAAAGTCGTCGGGGACGATTGAGTCAAGGCCCAGCGGGGCGGCGTAGATACTTTTTTCCATTGCGGTTCCTTACCTGCGCGTAGCGCGATTGGTATGAGGGTTGTAAGTGAGGTCGGACTTCTTTGCCCCCGTAGCCTTAGTCGTGCGGTCCAACGCACGCTCTTCAGCCGTCATTCGGTTGCGCTTCATCCCCTCGGGAGTGTACTTCTCAGTGCCAGGATATAGGTGTCCGCGTTTTTGCAAAATGCCAACAGCCAAGTCACGGGAGCCAACCTGCGCAGCTAAGCGCTCAATCAGCTCTCCCCGACCCATGTGTTTCATTGTTGCCACTGCGGTTCCTTAGTAATACGCCGGTCTGCGCGGGGCATAGTGCGGCGTGTTGTCATGCTTGTCGGTGGACAAATCAAGCAAGCCGCCTTTGCGGATTCGCATCAGTGCCAGCGTCATTGCGTCCACCTCGTCATCATTCTCGCCTGCGGGAAACGCCAAAATTTCTTCAACCGTAGCAGCTGCCCAAGCGGTCTCTGGGAACCATACGTGTCCGGCGGCAAACATATCTGACACTGCGTTCACCCGGGCAATTTTGTCTTGACCTTTGCCCGGCGCGAAGTCCTGGACAAATATACCAGACCGTTTCATTTCGTCAATGAGCGGCTGACCACTTGCCTTAGCTTCGATGATGACGCTGTCGGGCTCCCATTCTTCGTACTGCTCATGCGCCATTTGCTTGAGCTCGGGGAACTCGTACTTGCCCTTGACCCGGTTGAGCAGGATCACGTTGGTCTTGTTGCCGTCCTCTTCGTTTATCCACACACCCCATGTATGGCACACCGAGAAGTCGGACCGCTGCTTGGTCGTGAGCGCGGTATCGTACGCCTGCACGATGAACTGCACCTTGGGCGGGGCTTCCTTGGTCCACCACTTTATCCAGTCGCGCTTGATGATGGCAGCTTCGGCAGCCGTGGGGTTCTGCTGGTACTGCGCATACCATTGCCACATGATGTGGTGCATCGACGCCCGGGTCTGTTGCAAGCTCTCCAGCGACCACTGCTCCGGCCAGATAGACTTCTCTTGGTCTGTATGTTCATACAGTATGGCTGGGAACTCGAACGGCTCGTACACGTCACCGCCGTCGTTCTGCGCGCTGTCTTTGAGCAGCCGCCCGATCAGGTCTCGCTGGTGCCACCGGGTATGCAGAACACAGATTTTCCCCTCTGGCATCAAGCGGGTACGCAGACCGGCCGTGAACCATTCGTACGTGCTATCTAGTGA